GCGATGTCTTGACTGCAGTTTCTATTATAGCTGGTGATGTTGCTCGTTTTCCATTATTGAAAAAAGATTTAATGGGTAACATCGAACAAGATGAAGATATGAATTATCTTTTGAATGTTAAATCCACAAGTAATACATCAGCAAGGCAATGGAAGTTTGCAATGACAGTCAATACTATCTTGACTGGTAATTCATTCTCTCGTATTCTACGTGATCCAATAAGTGGCAAGCCGTTAGAATTTCAATTTTTTAGACCGTCTGAAACAACTGTAGAAGAAACTAATGACCATGAATTGATTTACACTTTCCGTGACCGTCTGAATGGTAAGGAAATTGTATGTAAATCAGAAGATGTTGTCCATTGGAAATTCTTTAGCCATGACACTATTCTTGGTAGGTCTCCATTGCTTTCCCTCGGAAATGAAATCAGTTTGCAAGATGGTGGATTGAATACCTTGATTAAATTCTTTAGAGATGGTTTCTCAAGTGGAATTATCAAGCTTAAAGGCGCTCAATTAAACGGTGAAGCTCGTAAAAAAGCCCGTATGGACTTTGAAAAGATGCGTGAGGGTTCGACTGGTGGTAGTCCGTTGGTATTTGATGATACCCAGGAATACACTCCACTTGAAATTGATACGAATGTCTTGCAGTTGATTACATCCAATAACTTCTCTACTGCACAGATTGCTAAAGCTTTGCGAGTTCCAAGTTTCAAACTGGGAGTCAATAGTCCTAACCAATCTGTTGCACAGTTGACCGAAGACTATGTAACCAATGACCTTCCATTCTATTTTGATGCAATCACAAGTGAACTTGCTTTGAAAGTATTTAGCGATGAAGAGCGCAGGAAGTATCGTGTTGATTTTGATACTCGTAGCGTGACTGGTAGAAATGTAGACGAGATTGTAAAACTTGTAAACAATCAAATCTTAACACCTAACCAAGCTTTGATTGAACTTGGTAAGGAACGTTCTACCGATCCAAACATGGACCGTTACCAGTCAAGTTTGAACTATGTCTTCTTGGATAAGAAAGAAGAATATCAAGCAATGAAAGGAGGTGAGACAAAGGATGCCAAAGAGAATCAAGATGAAAGGTCCACTGATTCCGAACAATAGCCAAGAAGCTTATGACTACTTCGGTTTGGAAGCGGTCAGTGCTAAAGCTATCACAGATTCTTTCCCAGAAGATAATAGCGATATCGTTTTGGAAGTTAATTCAAACGGTGGTCTTGTTACTGTTGGTAGTGAAATCTACACAGCTTTAAAAAGTTATCCAGGGAATGTGACTGTTGAAGTAACAGGGATGGCAGCAAGTGCTGCTAGTGTTGCAATCATGGGAGCTGATAAAGTGCTTATCAGTCCAACAGCGCAGATTATGATTCACAAAGCACTGTATAGTTTTGTATCTGGCAATAGCGATGATTTAGATAAAGCTTCTAATGCGCTTAAATCTAGCGACCAAGCTATCGTGAATGCGTATGTTGCCAAAACTGGATTGAGTGAAGAAGAAATTCTGGATATGATGAAGAATGAAACCTTCATGTCAGCTAGTGAAGCAGTTGAAAAAGGCTTTGCAGATGAAGTGATGACCTTTGATGATATTGGTGCAGTAGCGAGCCTAGAGAATGGATTGTTACCACAAGCAGTTATTGATGACTTCTACGCTAACCGTAGCAAGCGTAAGTCAGAAATCCAAAATATGCTACGAGAAATCGAAAAAGAAGAATTACTTAAAGGGCTATAAGCTCTTTTTTTAATACCAATAAAGGAGAAAAATAAGGTATGTTTAAAGAAAAAATGAATGAACTTAAAGCACAGATTACAAATATCGGTGCTGAAATTGTTAATAAGACAAATGAATTGAAATCTGTTTTGAATACTGACGATCTCGAAAAAGCTCGTGAAATCCGTGCTGAAATCGACAACTTGAAATCACAAAAAGAAGAAGTGGAAAACAACTTGAAGACTTATGAAATCGCAGAAGAAGGCGCATTCGCAGGTATGAAAGTGTCAGTGGAAGCTCATGTAGTGAAAACAGATGATAAAACTTACCGTGATTCTGTAAACGAATGGGTACGTACTAAAGGTGCTGTTGCTGATTCAAACTTGAAACTTGAAGGAAAAGACCTTCTTATTCCTATGAATGAAGCAGTAAATCCGACACAAGACGGATTGAAAAAAGCAAACACTGAAAAAGTAACTAGTAAGGAAATCGTAACTACACCAATGCGTGAAGTTAAGACGGTTCTTGACTTGAAACAATTTGCAACAATCCACAAAGCAGCTAAAGGTGAAGGTTCATATCCTATCCTTAAACACGCTACATCTAAGATGGCAAGCGTAGATGAATTGGAAAAGAACCCAGCGCTTGCTAAACCAGATTTTACAGATGTTCCTTGGAAAGTTAAAACTTACCGTGGTGCGATTCCACTTTCACAAGAAGCTATTGACGATGCAGACGTTGACCTTCTTGCAATCGTAGCTGAAGCAGCTAACCAAATCAAAGTCAATACTACAAACGATGCAATCGGCGGTGTTTTGAAATCATTTGAAGCTAAAAACGCAACTGACTTGGATGCAATTAAAGCTATCTTGAATGTTGACCTTGACCCAGCTTACAATGTATCATTCGTAGTTTCACAAAGTTTCTACCAAAAACTTGACACTTTAAAAGACAAGAACGGTCGCTACTTGCTTCAAGATTCTATTGTTTCTGCATCAGGTAAAGCCTTCCTTGGTCATCCAGTATTCGTAGTTGCTGACACAGTTCTTGGTGAAGCTGGTGAAGCTAAAGCCTTTATCGGAGATGTACAACGTGCTGTACTTTTTGCTGATCGTCAAGAATTGGGTCTACGTTGGACTGACAATGAAATCTACGGTCAATACTTGCAAGCAGTTGTACGCTTTGATGTTAAGAAAGCAGATGCTAAAGCTGGTTACTTTGTAACTATGCCCTAATACTCCCCCTATCAGTGGGGGTGTCTCACGGTCAGCTGTAACTTTAGCAGTGCCAACCGCAAGTAACACCAAACAAGATATCATGTCTTATTTAGATAGCAAGGGAATTTCTTACACAGCAACTCAAACCAAAGAGCAACTACTAGCCTTGATTGGAGGTTAGGACGATGGAAGCTAAAAAAAATGGTTTTCTTGAAGAAGTTAAATTGTATTGTAAAATCGACTATGACTTCGAAGATGAATTACTGCTTGAGCTTATCGAGTCAGCAAAAGAACAGATTTGCTTTGCAATCGATAACGATTTAAGCCCAGAAGATTTAGTGGAATATGCAAAATTCCGACTAGCTGTTAAAAAGCAAGTGAAAGAAGAGTATGAACATCGTGGAATGTCAGCAGATACCATGCGCTATCCATTGGCGAATGGAGTGCTAAACATCATTCACCAACTCAGAACACGGAGGGAAAGTTAATGCGGACACGTAACATGAATGTTCGCATTACTTTTTTTCAAAGAGTAGGTGGACAAAACGAAGATGGAGAAGTGCTATATTTCGAAAGGAAGGACTTGTATACTTGCTGGGCAGAAGTGTCTAAAACATCTATTAAGGATTTTAGAGAAAGCGCGACCGTCACAAAATCTGGTGGACTGTTAGAACATAAAGACACTAAAACATTCTTAATTCGTCATCTTCCAAAACTTCCTTTTGACAATTCTTGCTATGTAGATTTTGATGGCAATGAATATCAAATCGTAGCCATCGAACGTGATCATGCAAGTAAGGAAATTGACTTGATTAAGGGAGTGATGTTGTCATGACAAAAGGATTAGACCTTTGCCTAAACAATCTCACTAAGTTAGAAGTTAAAGCACCTAAGGTCGCTCGTGAAGCAGTCACAATGGTTGCTGAAGAGTTTGAGAAAGAACTTGGAGTAAATACTCCAGTTTCTGACGAACCAACACCCACTCGATTGAAAGCAGATATCAAAATCAGTAATTTCAAAGGTCGTGGTGGTGCTCCTTCTAAAGATATCGGTTTTGGTCGTACTACTGGTTGGCGCGCTAGATATCCAAACAGCGGGACAATCTATCAGAAAGCACAGGATTTCGAGGAAAAGACTATCAATGCAGTCACTCCTCGCGCTAAAAAAATATATGAACAAAAAATAAGGGAGGTGCTAAAATAAATGATTGCTGAAACTGAAGCATACAAACTTTTGGGAGCAGATGAAAAGTTAAATCAACTGTTTAATGAGTTCAGAGGCAAGGAGTTTCCAGGATACAAACAAGGTATTTTTACTTATGATATTCCTGAAAAGCCTACAAACTTAAAACAAAAAGAGCTTGCTCCGTTTGCAAGAATTTATTTAACCTACGAAGCACCTCACAAGTATGCAGATGATAACATCATCTCAATGGAACAACGTATCACAATCAACTTTTGGTGTAAGAATGCAAAGCAAGCTGACCAAATCGCCAAAAGAATGGATGCGGTACTAGAAGGTAGCGGATTTGAACGCTACACAGCAAATGAGAAACCTCGATACATGGATGACGATATTGGACTATTAATGAATGTCCGAAAATATCGTCTTTTTGATTGGAGTGATCTCGAAGAAATGAAAGGAAAATAAATAAATGTCTAAAGTTAAATTTGGTTTACGTGGTTTTGAATATGGGGTTTTGAATGATAAAAACCTTGTCCCAGGAGAAACTAAAAAAATCCCTGGAATTAAAACAGCGAAATTGGATATCACAAATGAATTGAACACTATCACAGCAGATGATGGACCATACGTAGTATTGTCTTCTGGTATCACTGGAACAACTCTTGAAGTATCATGGTTGGATTTGGGTAGTGATGCTCGTAAGGACTTCTACGGTATTACTGTTGAAAATGGTGTTGAAAAATACAATAAGAAGATGACTCCAAACGACATCGCTTGCTTGTTCCGTACAACTGGTGATGATGGTAAAGGTATCTGGGTTGGTCTTCTTAAAGGTAAGTTCTCTCTTCCAGGAATGGATTTGGAAACTAAAGATGGTTCACCAGAACCTAAGAACGATACTGTATCTGGTAGCTTTGTAGCTCGTGGAGATGATGATGAAGGTCTTGTAATTGTAGTTGGTCGTGAAGATAACCCACAATTCCAAGAAACTGAATTCCGTAAACTCGTTTTCCCAAAGTCTTAAGCGGTGCTAGTTCTGAACGAACAGCAACCGCTGAATCAGGCGCAGTAAGACAAGATGCATAAGAATAGGCTTGGTTATTCCAAGCCTTTATTTTTTAGAGGAGTTAATAATGTTTGAAATTAAATTTAAAAAAGCAGGTGTGTTGAAGGAATTTTCAAAAGACTACGTTAACGTAGAAGACAACCTGTTGGCTTTGGAACACCAGGTACGACAAACTTCATTGTACGAAAACAAGGAAGATTTGCTAAACCCTGCTAAACATCGTGAAGTGAATGAAGCATATCTTGATATGTTTGTAAAAATGTACGGTGAGCAATTCGATGCAGACGATTTGAAGAGTGCAAGCGTTGAAACGCTTGAAACATTGAATGATCTATATCTTGCAGCACTCGGTGGAAAACAAGAAGAAAAAGAGACCACCAAGGGAAAAAAGAAGAAAAAGGGTTAAGCCCTAAAGAAGCTCAAAATAATTTATTAGTTTGGGTTCAATCACTAATGAGTCAAGGATATACAATCCATGATATTAAAAGAATGCGCTTATCAGATTTTGATTTGATGGTGCAGGCTTTAGAAACAAAAGAAAGCCAAGAGGAAGAAGAAACAACCCTTGACAAGGCCTTCCCATTCCTTTTTGGATAGAAAGGAGAATGAATGGCAAGTAATATTGGTGAATTAGTCGCCACCGCAACCTTAGATGTCGCTCCTTTTCAGTCGAATGTCGGGAGGTTGAAAACCTATTTAAAAGGTGTCGATAATTCCCTAAAAGCGATGGAAAATAACTTTAAAGGTGCTGGTAAGAATGTCAGCAACTTAAAAGGACTTTTATCGCAAACTGGTTCAGCTCTAAGCTCATATCAAAAAGTATTGAGTTCACAGAGTGAACGATACAACCAATTAAAAGCAAGTATTGGAGATGTATCTACTGCTACTGGAGAGCAGAAACAGAAATTAGTTGAAGCAAGTGCTAGTATGACAGCAACCGCTGCTAAAGTAGCTGAATTACAAAATCGATATGATCAATTAGCTAAATCTATGCGACAAGCTTATATTGATGATAGTG